TGAATACCATCGCCATGTCCGGCCTGACTGCGAAAAACTGGACCGGTCTTGTCAATGACGCCGCCGTCACCGCGACGGACGTTGCTGCGGATGGCACCGGTTCCAGCACCTACTGGGCGGCGAAAACTCCGGCGCTGATCTTGCGCGATGTCAACACGCTGCTGGAAAGTATCAGCACGGGGTCTGGCGAGGTGGAATATGCCGACACTCTGCGGCTTCCGCCTGCTGCGATGCGGCAGATCGCGGGAACGGCGCTGCTTTCCGGTGACGGGTCTATGTCGGTTCTTGACCTGATCCGTAAAACCAACAGCTACACCGGGGCTACCGGGCAGCCGCTGGATATTGACAGCATCCCGGAACTGGCCTCGGCGGCGGCTGGCGGGGCGGGCCGGATGGTGGCCTATCGCAAGTCGAAAGACGTGGTTCGGTTTCACCTTCCGATGCCTCGTTTCATGCTGCCGATCCATCAGAAATCCATCATGGGTTTCGAGACTGGCATCATTGCCCGCACTGGTGGCACTGAAATCCGCCTGCCCAAGGCCGTGGGCTACGGCGATCTGATCACCGCCGCCTGATGATGAAAATCACCAATAAGGCAGTGGGCGCGCGGGGCGTCCACACGCTAGCCGGGGTTGTCTATCTGGACCCAGGCCAGACGATTGAAGCCGAGGTGTCCGACGCGGAAGCGCCGGGCATTCTCGCCCATCCTGATCTTGTGGTATCGATCGAGGATGTTGTGGCACCGCAGGAAAGACCGGCTGTGGTGCAGCCGAAAAGAGCGGTCGTCAAACACCGTCGTTTGAGGGGTTGAACCGTGGCAGGATATGGGTCGGACGGCGCATTCGCAACGTATCTGACGGACAACGGACTGACGTTGCCTGTCGGTGCGCCCACGGCGGCAGTCCTGCGTCAGCGTGGCAGCGACTACATTGATCGGGCCTATGGCGCGCGGTTCAGTGGCGTCCCGACGCTCGGCTATGCGCAGGAACGGGCGTGGGGCCGCACTGGTGCAACGGCTTATTGGGCTGATATTCCAGAGGGAGTGATCCCTGACGCCGTTGTGTGGGCCAGCTACGCCGCTGCCTACGCGGAGGCGGTATTGGGCGCAGCAACCCCGGCAGGGTCGCTTTCTGTGACGGTCATTCCAGGCGAGGCTGTCAAGCGGGCCAAGGCGGGGCCTGCCGAGGTGGAATTCTTCGGGGGCGCTGATGCTCTCTCGGGGGCGATCCCGGTCCTGTCTGCGGTTGACGGGTTGCTAAGCCCATTCTTCTGGGTGCGCAGCCCTGCGGTTATGGTGGTCTGATGACAACGGTAGCCCAGATCGCCGCCAAGGCCATTGGCGCGGCGCAGAAGGCTATCCCTGATGCAGTCCATGCGGCGACGCTCACCCGCACCGTGCAGGGGGCTTACAACGCCACAACCGGGGCCTACGCAACGACGCCTGCCCCCGGGTTCCCGCAGACGGGGCGCGCGGTGGTGGATAGCGAAAGGCCGGTTGGCGACGTTTTCGCGGAATATGTCGTTGGCGCGGGGGATGAGCTGGTGCTGTTGGAAGGCTTCACAAGCTGCGCGGAAAACGACGTGCTGACCTTTGCGGGTCGAACGCGGATCGTGCGCGAGGTGCAGGATATCCTTGCGGCGGGGTCGCTGTTTTTCTGCGTGGCGCGCTAAATGGCACGGCGGCTGACGTCTCAGGAACGGCGCTTGGCCGATCTGGTCAAAAAAATGGAGCCGTCGGTCCGGGCCGCGTTTGAGGCCGCGATAAAAAAAGCCGGGGCTGCGATTGACGTGCCCGCGCTGGTTGCCGCTTTGGAGAGGCAGGATATTACAACGGCTATGGCGCTGTTGCAGATCAGGCCAGAGGCTTTTGCGCCTATGGCAGAGGCATTGCGGGCCGCCTTTATAGCGGGCGCTACATCGGCTGGCGAGGTGCTGCCGATCACGCTACGGGCGGCATTTGGCTATGGCGGCAACCCTCGCGCCGAAGCTGCAATCCAGCGGTTTGTTGGTGAGAAAATCCAGATCATGGTGGGCCAATCGCAAGAGGCTATTGTCGAAGCCGTTCGGGCGGTGGTGACTTCCGGAGCCGTGGAAGGCGTCCCGCCAGCGCGTCAGGCGCTTGAACTTGTCGGGCGGGTCAGCCGTGCCACGGGGCAACGCACCGGCGGGATCATCGGGCTGAATAGCCCGCAGACAGACGCGGCCATTCGCGCGCGGGCGGAACTGGCGCGGGGTGACTTCGCGGCATATCTGCGTCGGGAGGGGCGAGTTGGGGGACGGGATAAAAACTTCGACCGTCTGATTCGCGCGGCGCAGAAAGACGGTCGCCCACTGACTAAAACCGAAATCGACAAAATGGTCGATGGATACAAGCGCAAAATGTTGAACCTTCGGGGCCAGACGATTGCGCGAACCGAAACGCTGAACGCATTGCGGGCGGGACAGCATGACGGGTTCAAGAGCATGGTCGCAACTGGGGTTGTGCGGGATGACGAAATGACCCGTGAATGGTTGCCGACCAGCGACAATCGGACCCGCGAGGATCATTCGGCGATGGCGGGGGTGATCGTGGTCGGAATGGAAACCCCGTTCACATTACCGGACGGATCGCAGGGAATGTTTCCGGGCGATAGCAGCTTGCCGCCGGGTCAAACAATAAACTGTAGATGCGCAGTCGCCGTCAGGATCAGATTGCCGGAACGTGCCAAATGACCAGCGCATCGCAACAGTTTTCCAGTGAGATTGATGCCGAGTGGCTTGCCATGATGGGAGGGGTCAGGAAGACCGTAGTCTATATCGGGACCGAGGCGTTGGCCAGAGCCACAAAGAAAAGCCCGGTTGATGTGGGAACATTTCAAAACAATTGGCTGGTCAGCATTGGCGAGCCAGCGGATGCAACAACAACCATGTTCGGTGCGTTTGCTGCGCAGTCAGCCGGTGCGCTGGCATCCTATGCGGCAATGACGGGGTTTCCGGTGATCTATCTGCAAAACAACCTTCCATATGCCCTACGGCTGGAAAACGGCTGGTCGAAACAAGCGCCATCCGGCGTAGTGGCAATGACTGTCGCAGAGTTGGAAATGATCTGGTCTGGCATGGGGGATCGGTTGTGACTCTACAGCTTGAGCGCAGCGCGATTGAAACATACCTCGCTGCAAATTGGTCGGCTACGCCAATTGGCTACGACGGGCAGGCTTTCGACCCCGTCGTCAATAGCGTCCGTCTGACCATCAAGTCCGGCGCGGTCATGCAGGGCAGTATTGGCAGGATCGCAAACCGCATCGACAATATCGGGCTGGTGACGCTCACGATCTACACCGAGGGCGGCAAGGGGTCAGCGGCGTGGCGCGGCTATGCCGAGACGCTGATGAGTTTATTCTTCGAGAAAACACTGACGAGCGCGGGTGTCGTCAGTGCACTGCCCGCAACCGCCTTTGTCCGTTTCAGCCCGCCGGAAATGGGCGATAACCGGCACCCCTATATCGGGGCCGATTTCCCCGATCCGCCGTTCCACCTGACGAACGTCATCGCGCCATTCGTGCGCATCGAATACAGATAGGAGTCTACAATGACTGGCACCGCATCCTCTCAAGTCCGGTCGGCATATGTGGCCGAGGTTACGCCGGGCACCATCCCTGCGACTACCCCCGGATTCAAAACGTTGCATCGGCCCGCGATCATGCAGGCCAAGGCGCAAACCATTCAAGGCCAGTCGCTTATTGCTGGCGGGCGGCGTCTTGGTCGCGCGGTTAACGGTATCGACGTGACCGGCGCGCTGGAAAGCCCGCTGATCTATGGCGTCTATGATGACCTGCTGGCAACGCTGCTTCAGGGCACGTGGGCAACCAACGTGATGAAGGACGGGAAGTCCGAAACTACTGTCACCATTGAGAATACCATGGCGGCGGGGGTTGGCGGCGCGTCCACCATGTTGCGGTATCGCGGGGTCGAGGCTGTAAGCGGCACCCTGAGCCTTGCCGCGCGCGAGGCTGCCAAACTGTCTCTGACCTTCGCTGGCCGCGCGTCCGATGATGCCACTGTGACCGGGCTGGTGGGCGCTACCTACACCGATCCGACCGAGGCGGACCCCCTTTCGTCGGGGGCCGATGTTGGGACAATCGTGATGACTGGTTTTACACCGGACTGCATCCAATCGCTCAATATCAGCTTGGCCTTTGAGGGCCGGGACTTGCAGCCAAGGG